CTAACAGGTGTTACATTGAGTGTATGGGCGCAAGAGCGTGCAGGGTTCTTACACAACAGAGTCATCTTTGTTCCGACCACTGTCGGTTTTGCCGATTATGGGCCTGCCGCTAACCCACATCAAGAATTAGGTTGGTCGGGTTGGTCATTCCCAAGAGGGTTATATGACCCGATAGGTTATGGCAACAATTCACAGTTTTACTCTGATGCTCCCGAATCTCTCAATGTCCCATTTGGCACAGCCATTACTCCATCAAGTCAAGGTCAATGGGGTGGATTTTGTATTGGTGGTTCTTCCTTCGCTAATTTTGATTTGATGAAAGGCCCCATGAGTGCATTTAGTCATCATGGGCCACTACACTACGGTATTACTACCACACACCATCCATTCAAGCCTACAAGAACTTGGAAGCAAGTGCATGGCGGTGTTGGATATGATGTGCCTATTCATCTCCTTGCACCTGCCGAAGTGAGTGTGCGTGCTCGACAGGGAGGGAGAAACAGCCTCGACCTTGAGATGGAGACTCCATTCCATAGAACAGACACTCAACATCTTGAAGCAGGGACGACCTTGAACAGTGGTTTTGACTTGGGCGGCAAGTCTAACCCTGCGGCAACACGAACACCGTTGGGTCAGTATTATCTCCGCACTAATCTATGGGATGACGCATCACGGACACAGGGGTCAAATGCTAAGATAAACGGACTTCAAAGCACAGGCAAAGACTTGGGTCGTGGGCCTATTGTATCGGGCAACGGTTTGTTTGCATTTTGGAACGACCATCCAACAGAGCATTTCCATGCGGGCGCAGTCCCATTGATGCCAAGCAAAGACTACGACATTTCAGTTATTGAAAACGAGAGATATGCACCGATAATTCTTGGTCGTATCGACGAGATTAACGATGTGGATTATGTTGCTGTGGCAGAGCAGTTACAATCTTCTGTGGATGTGCATGTGTCGTCTGTATCTCGACCGATGTGGGATTCGGGGTCTATTGTGTCGGGTAGGGGAACAGGAGCACGAGATGTAGCAACAGGTAACAACAATCGAGTTTCACAGAATCGTAGTGAAATGCTTGGAGAACCACTAAAAACATCAACTGAAAGTCAAGCAACGCCCGACTTGGGCTTCGGTAAAGGACAGCGCATCTTGAGAACAGATGATGGCACACTTCACACATTTTGTATTGAGAGGTCTGCGACAAGCACAGGTGGCAATAGACCAACATTTGTTCACTACGCAAAACCGTTGCACAATGACCTATTTTGGAACCGCAAGGCCATGAGAGTCAATCCCTCAAACGCTGAATACACGGGACTTGATGAAGTCGGCCCCGAAATAGGTGCAACAGATGTGTTGAGGTCAGCCGCATTTGCATCTGACAGCCTTGGAACTATACACGCTGTAATTGAAGTCTCTCAAGCCTCACGCTCACCTAAACACACTCTGTATTATGGTTATGCAAAACGAACCCTTGAGAATTACAATCCAAGTCCTGTGTATCGGTGGTCTTGGTCGGTTGCACCTTCTGTCATACCCAACCACGGCACAGACTATGATTTGAGACAACCGACTTTGGTTTGTGATGCAAACGACAGGTTACATCTTGCTTGCCGTATGGTCGTCGCAGGCAAACCATCTCATATTATCTATTCAACCAAACTACCGTCTGAAACAAACTTCATTGGGTTGCCAACATACAATGATGACCCTGCAAATTGGACTGATGATAGGTGGTCAAAAGTAAATCAAACAAGCACCAATAATGCTTCATCAAATAGTGCGTCTTCAACAAATCATGGTGTCAGTGATTGTGATGCTCCCAAGATATGTCTTATCGGAGACAATACCCCATTGGTGTTTTATCGAGGTGGATGTAATGATGCCAATGCACCACTGTTCGGTAACAGGGCTAACGATGCAATCTATGTGAACATTGGTCGTAATGACACAGGTGCATTCGACCCGTCGGGTCGATACAGATTTGACCCTTTGAAAGCGATTCATGTTGTCGGTGTGCAAAACGCATTTCAATATCATGCCGACAATGTCATTTACTATGATGCAGTTATTGATGAGAGAGACAGAGCGTATGTGACAATTATCAAAGACGATAGTGGTCGTAGGACTTTGATTAACACATTCGATGCCGCTATGCCATTTGCTGACCAATATACTGCGGCTGATGGCTTGGGTGTAACGAAGTATTTGTTTATCCCTAAAAATAGCACAGTGAGACCCGATTACAAGCACATATCTACGACCGTTAATGGTCAAGGTCAAATGCACATGATTCTTGCTTTCACATTAGACGGACAGGACGATGATAGGGGCATAGGTGGTCTATATCGTGACGGTGTTACAGAGGCCACGCAAGCACCATTCCAATGGGCTAACTCACCTGCGGGTGATGCAAACTCCGCTAATCCATCAGCAAGAATGGCAGGTGCAGGTGGCTATGACAAACCAAACTCTGCTAACACATCATTTGATTGGCCCGATGGAGGAACATTCCTTCAACCTACCACGGGACAGGTAACACATTTCATGGAGGTGTGGATGCCAACATTTGAGTTTGACATGGTCGATTCTGTGCTTAGGTCAATCAACATACGATGGCTGTCCGTTCCATCTATGAACTATGACTCAACAAACGGGTGGCATCCTGTCGGTTCAGCACAAAGTATGAACGGACACGAAGACTTTACTCATACCAACCCACAGTTACGCTATCAGAGGTTTTGGGGATTCGACGCAGGCGAACTCGATTTGAAGTGGGCGACTAATGAATTATCTTGGATGAATACATTTCATCGTGGTTCTGATTTGTATTATCCGTATCTTGGAGGGTCATTTACGACTGTTGGTGAAGGTGACACGGATGGAGTCGGTATAGCGGGTTGGCCTATTTAGGGGGGCGGCCCCATTGTTGTAATTCTATACGACGCTTGACACGCTCCTTGCGTGCTCGGCTCTCTCTCCACCTGCGGAGGATTTCAAATCCTCCAATAAACAAGAAGATATAGAAAAGACATTCAAGCACAATAGCGGCAACAAGAACTTCACCCGATGAACAGAACTCATATCCGTCAACTCCAACACAAACTTCGGTCATACTATGGATAAAGCAAACGCCTCTTTTCACGGTATTGAAATAGGTGGGTGTCACTTTTAGGTGCATGACGGTTATTCGTATCAATATCCCGTCTAAGGCAAAACTGCCTAACAAGTGGGATGAAATACAACCACACTTCCCTCACCCATCACCTCGCATTTACCAAGACGACGCACTATCTGTTGCATATTGGGCTTTGGAGAATGACGACTTTGATAATATCGTGATTCAAGCACCGACAGGAATTGGTAAATCACCAATCGCCATGACGATACAACATAAGTTTCAATCAGCATATCTACTAACCCCGTCTCTCGGTTTGACAGAGCAATACAAGAAAGACTATTCTCACCGATTAAAAGAGGTTAGAGGCAGGTCAAATTTTGACTGTTGGGTTAGGTCGGGGACTGCTAAAGGTGCGCCCTGCTATACTAAGACAGGTGGAGGCTGTAAGCATAGCCGACGAGAAGAGGATGGGGGAGAACCATGTCCCTACTACGAACAGAGATTTGAAGCCGAGGACGCAAGGCTAACTCTGTCTAACCCTGCGTATCTTTTTCGTGCAGTTCGTGGGTTGACAAAATTCGACCAAAGAGAGTTTGCGATTATTGACGAGGCACATGATATGGAGAGTTTCATTCACGACCTACTAGAAGTCCGCTTGTCGGCTAAAGAGTGGCAAACAGTTTTTGGAAAAGGGCGTTTTCCTACACACCTCACTCCACAGGATTGGAGAATTGAGTTAAGAGAGCGACAACAATTGGCTCACGACGCTCTAAACAAAGCCGAAGCAGATTTGGGTATGGAGACCACTGAAAAAGAGGTAGAGGCTATTCGTGATGCTGTGTCTAAACTCCAAACTGCTTTGGAGATTCTTCATCAACCAAGCAATGTTCACATTTCATTTGAGAAGAATAAATGGGGAGACTACCTCATATTGAAGCCGATAAGGGTCAGAGAGTATGCGGCAGAGATTCTTGAATCTGTATCAAAAAAGCGAATCATGCTCTCGGCTACAATACTTGACATAGAAACATTCCTTCACGGTCTCGGACTTGAAGACCAAAAGACGCTTTACATCAACATAACCAAATCTCCATTCCCACAGGAGAACTTCAATGTTCACTATGTTCCATGCGGCTCTATGTCATGGGCTAAACGCAAATATACAATTCCAAAACAAATCAAAGCATTAGATGTGATTCTCAAACAATTTCCAAACAAGCGGGGGGTTATTCTACCACATAGCCATGCAATACGCAAGAAGGTAGTCGAAGGTTTGATTGAACTTGGTCACGGAGACAGAATTAGAACACATGACTCAAACTCAAGAGCGAGAGATGAAGTGCTCAATGAGTTTTTTACAAGTGAGAGAGATGACCTTGTCCTCATATCGACCTATGTAACACAAGGGTTCGATTTCAAAGGCAAGTTGGCGGAGTTTTTGTGTATTTTGAAAGTGCCATACCTGCCGACTAATGACCCCGTTATTGGTGAGCGTATGATGCAAGATGAACTCGCATGGCGTAAGATACACGAGGACACACCATCTTGCCCGTATGAACCCCCGTCAAAATATAGTGGAGAATTGTGTGGAGCAGGATTCACCTGTTCGGCCCCTTGTCAAAAGTGGTATCAATTACAGACGGCTTTGTCAATCGTGCAGGGCGCAGGGCGTGTGGTTAGGACGCCCGAAGATGTAGGCCACCTGTTTATTCTCGACGGGGCGTGGCAAAGATTTGCTCGTAACAGCGCACATCTCATTCCGTCTTGGTTCCGAGACAATATACAGGATGCTCCAAGATGGCTCAAGCGACAGTTATAGAGATTACATTTATATAGGTGTGGCCTTTACGATATAATAGAGATGATAACATGAAAAACTCACTTGCACACAGACAAAGTATTGAACTTGACTTGAGACACACACCATTACTGCGTAAGGTAGTTGAGCACATCGTTTTGGCGAACCTCGACATTGACCCCGAACACAATGCCTTAGCAGTTGCTCAAGGTGTTGGCCCATTCTCACCAATAATCAACCCACACGAGATTCAATAACCCGATTGGCCTTGAACAGACCATGGGCGACGAAGCCGAGCGTTATTCTCGCATAGTCCGTGCTCCTGTCGATGACCCAATGATAATCACACCGCCCAAGGTGCTTCTTGATGAAGCCGAGCGGTTAGGGCAAGACCCAAGAAAGCCAAGAACGGCTATCGCAAGGTTCGTCGCTACGACATGGGCGGAGTCACGAAAGGAGAGCATACGCAGGGGAATTGATGTCCCTGTCTTGGATGCAAGGGCTGATGAAAAAGAATTGATGGAGAGACCTGCTCATTTCCCATCTGACTTCGGTCTTGGGCTGATACCATTCCCAAACGAGGTAGGTGGGTGGGTTCCCGACAAAACAGTCACGACCTGCTACACGAGCCTATCGACACCAAAGCCATTTGACCCGCATTTGCATGGCGACCTCACTCCATCAACCGTAGGGTTTGGTTATCATTACAGTGGCAAATCATCATTCCCCGACAGGTATGATGTCGTAAGCCGCAGGGGAGGTGGCCCTCGTGGAGGTTTTGCTTTCACGACAGGGCCAACCGAAGGTAACTACCCACAGACCATTCTTCCTTCTCCGACATTCAACCTCGGTGTCCTTGGATTCTCTGATGGTGGATTCAACCCCGAAGGACTACAATACACCAACAGGCCAAGAACCATGAGACTAACAGGACTCCGTAATGGATTTCCTCACCGTGCCTTTTTCGTTAGGTCGAGACAAGTTATGTTTCGTAATGTGTATGGGCCAATCTCAACCGATGAGGCAACACCGCAAGCACCGACTGTTGTCTTGAATGGCTCCAAGCCGTTGAGAGGAGTGTTGGGAATATCAGCGACACATCAATTGAATGCACCACGACAGTTATCGGTCGCAATATCCTCTGTGTGTGGTAGGCGTGCATCCGTAGCAAAAATTGGTGACACCGTGCAAGTGTATGCAACGCCAAGACGGTGGGCTAACCCACCTCTGATATTCACAGGGTTTGTATCAGACATAGAAGAAACGACAGACCAAGTCACATTGACTTGCCTTGACTCACTTGGATTCTTGTCAAATGAAACGATACTCAATGAGAACATAGTCGTCAAGGGAGATGCCGCTTCGATTATCAAATCGGTTATCGCAGGTTCATCTTACGCTCCCCCTATCGGGCGCATTAGCACCGAGAGCCGTGTTACCGTTCCTTCGGGAATCACACTCAAAGGCAAAACAAGGTTAGCGGCAATCCAAACTGTTCTCGGATTCATCAACATTGCACCCACACCGATGACGATATATGCTGACGAGCGTGGCTACATTCACCTACGCAAGTTACAGGAGGTTGATGACACAGACTTGACTCCGTTGGTTGCAGGTCGTATGCCAAGAACAGACACACCTCAAGACTTCTATCCGACATCAGTCGAGCGTCAAAAGGGTGACTTGAGTATCTTCAATGTCGTAGTCGTGAAGAATAGCACAGCAGGTATCGACTTCACATTCCCACCTGTGGACGACCCTAATTTTCCTCGACGACCTGTGCATAGAGTCGTGAATGAAAAGTCAGTTACGAGCAATCAACAGGCCGAGCAGTTTGCCAAACTGATGCTGTCAAACAATGGACGCACAGAGGAACAGTTTGTCATTGAAGGTTTGCCCGAAAGGTATGACATCTATGCAGGTGATGTGATGGAGTTTGCCTCTATGGGTATCGCAGGTAGGCACAGAATTTTCAGAGTATCGTGGGAGATGACACCAAACGGTGCGGCTATGACATTAGATGTAGGCAGGCAACCTGCCGACTTGGTAGCGACATTGAGATTCGCTTCGGACTTATCCTTCTAAAGTTTTGTGAGTTATCTTTATATAGATGATACCCGTAGGGTCAATCAAGGAGAACCGTGCCTAAACATAATGACCGCCCCAATCTAAGGGTCTGACACACTACGGGGGTTGGTCTAAGGTGGCTCGATACCCGCCTACGATGTGGAATGCCGAAGTGTATGGCGTCGTGGGATAGGGCGGTTCTCCCCATTTAATTCAACAGGCTTTTTACCAAAACAACACATGAAGGTTTGGAGCGCATATATATTTTCTAATCCCTTACCTTCGTTTTTGCGAAAAAGTCTGAATCTTTAACCCCCCTACGGGGGGTTACCACTTTCGATTGAAACAGACTTATGGTCATATAGACACATATATAATTTATTGTGTGTATGTAAATGATAGGTCTTTTGACCAAGACGATTATAACGGTGGGCGTCTCGTAGTGGTTGCTATGAACCCCGATTTTCAAGTCCATCAATCAACTGATTCGTCATCAGACTTCTTGTTTGAAATTGGTGATTATGACATTCGTCTGACCTTCTTGTCTTCAACAAAAGGACGCATGGAGTTTTCAGCCGAGGTCGATGGTGAGCCACAGGGCAAGGTCAATGTTTTATCACAACACAGCATTGCTCGTATGGCTAAAGCCGTATGTGATGACAAGGACGATATTGAAAACTTCAAACAGACATTCCTCAAGGCAGGCGTCATTCTTCGTGAAGGCACTTATGTTGTCGCTACTGTCGCTGACAAGAAGGAGGCTGAAATAGAATCTCTGACAGGTGAATCATCGACTTACGGTGACATTGACGAGCACACAATCAAGTCGTTCTTAGGACAGCGTCATTTACTTGACAAGATAAATGAGATTCTCCACGAGAGCCGTGAGACACCGTTTGTAGGTGACGATGCTAACCTGCTACTGACATTCCTCGTATTCTTATCGTGTAAGACTGACAACCCACTCAATCTTGAGATGATAGGACAGTCATCAAGTGGTAAGACCTACATGACTCTGACTGCTCGTAATGGATTTCCAAAGAGTATGATTATGGTTCTTGCAGGTGCATCGAAAGAGGCTCTCAAATACGATTATGACGAAGTCGATGAGGACGGTAACTTCATTGTCAATGTGGACGGTCGATGTATCGTAGTCTTGGAAAAGGACGAGTCATTTGCATTCATTAGGAAAATGAAACCTATCATGAGCGGTGACGATGACGAACTCGTTTGGAAGACTCCAATCAAGAATGAGTTATCGGGCGAGATAGAGACGAGGGACTTTATCATCAGAGGTCGTCCAAGTTTCATCACACTAACCACTCGCAATCCAAGTGAGGAGGAGCAAATCACTCGTCAATTGATTATGACACCCGATACCACAGTCGAAAAGGTTGGCTCTGTGGTCAAGAACGCTTTGCTTGCCAAAGCAAGACCCGAACAATTCACAGTCCATCCTGATTTGAAAATGCTTCAAGCGGCTATGTTGTCTCTCAAGCGACATCGTGTCCGTAATATCTTTGCTCCCTTGATGGTTGATTTCTTTCCTGCTCGTAACGCTCAACATCAGCGTGACATAGGCAAGGTTCTGTCAATTATTGACGCAGTTACTTTGTTGCATCAACATCAGCGTGTCGTGCAAACAGATGAGAACGGCAATGAGTT